CTACAGGTGTAGCGACTTTGACTTTACCTAATACCCGCAACAGATGCTTCGGTTATCGAATGGGCGTAAGGCAACTCTACAACCGACCTCGCTGGTCGCCTTATGTAAGAGGCTGGCTTGAAGTGGCAAATGCCAACGCTATGCTTGGCTATTATCACGGACCGCTTATTCAGCAAGACTCTAAGACTGGCGGTTGGGATTATGTCGGTAGCGATTCCGCACAGGCCGACCAAAATGTAGAAGCGATAAATGTCGGTATTTTAGAGCGCATCACTCAAGTATCAAGCCTCCTCGGTCAAGACCAAATAGGCCGACAGGTGAGATACAGCGACGGTCGTCGAATGACTTCATCATTCGGATGTCCAGTGAGGACTTTGAGAAACGCCTCGACCACTACTCGTTTGTTCCCGAACGATGAAGCAGGGCAAGGTGTCGAAGAACTCGCAAAGGCTCATCGTCATTACATGGTCGATTGGTGGGGCAACACTCGTGGAGAAGATGTGAGGCGTTTCCCTGTAAGAGGATTCGGATTGCGACCTTCATGGGACCCCGAAGACGCATACGCTGATACCAATGTAGCACATAGACCAGCCGCCAATGACCTCTTCGGAGGAGACGGTGGTGACCGATACAGCGGTAACGACAACAGCGACAACAACGCCGCATCAAACATGGGCACTGCTGACTGGTTTAACCCAGCCAGTGCTATGAGAGTCGGTGACCGAGGAGATGGTCGAGGTGTCCGATGGCCTACTGTATTCAACGAAAGCCTACTTATGGATGTCAGCGAAACGCATGACGCTACAGGACTTGTTCTCAGCCATAGCACTACTGAACCTATTGTAGGTCAAGGACTGGTAAGACCAAGTAACTTGACTCTACAAGACGGAGAAGTCGAAAGAGGTATCAGTGACCGAATAGATTTGAACTCGGATGACGGACTACTCAAGCCAAGTGCAAATGTGGGCGAGGCTACTGAAACTGTCAACGCTGACAATAGAGGTGCCGAGCCTGTAGCAAGAAACGATGTAAGAATAGGTCTCGATGTAGATACTCTTGCCGAACTCAATGACGGAGTAAGTCGTGAATATGTCGTTATGTCAACTGAGGCACATAGCCTGCACGCTGACAAAGAAGTTGGACAGAGAACCAGCCTTCGTGGTGCTTATGATGTAGGTAGTCGAACACTCAAAGACTTAGATATGACCGCTCTTAACTGGTCGGACAAGCCTGTGACAGGTGTTGTCAAGCACTCAAACGCACACGCTATGTGGTCGCTCGGAGGAACTTACATCATGGAATGGAGCAAGTATTCCGGAGTTCTTGATGTCAAAGGATGGGGCACTATACAACGGTTGCCTCAAACTTCTTTGGAACTTTGGCTTAAGGCTGATTCTCTTGATTTAGCAAACGGTGCGGCTGTAACTACTTGGAAAGACTCAAGTGGTAATGGTAAAGATTTTACACAGGGAACAGTAAGTTCACAGCCGGACTTTGTAGCAAGCGATAGTGATTTTAACAATCAACCGCTTGTTCACTTTGATGGAGATGATGCTTTATCCACTCCTTTCAGTGCTGATTTAAACCCGAATAACTTTACAGTGTTTGTAGTTTCAACTGTTGATTCGGATGACGGTAATTATCACGGCATAGTAGACACTTCAAGCGGTAATACTGGATGGCTTTTGTATGCGAGAATGTCGGGTAGCACCAACTACTGGCAATGGAGAACAGGAACAGGTAGTGGACAGACTACAATATCTGCTGGAAACGATACTGTAGTGCCTAATACTCCTTCGATAGTCACTTTGAAAATGGCTGGTAGTGATGGTGCGGGTGGTGGAACAACTGCTCAAACTCTCTATGTAAACGGTGTTTCTGCCGCAACATCAAGTGCGGTGTTTACCAAGAAAACTAATACTTCTGCTACTCCTATATTGGGTGATGTTGGTTCTTTTGAACTGACAGGTCAAATGGCAGAGGTAATCATCTATTCTTCTGCACTTGGCGACGAAGAAAGGCAACAAGTAGAGACTTACCTTGCAATCAAGTATGGTATAACATCACCTCATGGAGTGCCACTCACTACTTCGTCAAACCCATACAGCGATGCTAATCACGACCCTTCTTTAGAAAATGTCAACTACACTGATAGTGATATTCAATTTATCTACAGACCGTCTCACGGACTTGATTACAAGCATAGTCAAATGTTCCGAGCGTTCTTGAACACAGGCGGTCCTCAAGCAGGCTCAAACTTCTATAGGGCAACTGCTGGCGGTAAGTATGGGTTGTTTACAAGTGATGCTCCAAGCGCAAGAACTGGCACTCCAAGTAGTCCGCCTTACGCACCTGTATATTCAGTAGACCCTCTGTTACCAATACAAGCATCGAGTTCCGGACCTAAAATACAGGGTGTCGATGTCACAGGCTACGACAAGGCTGACATCCGTTCCCCTGTGACTCGCATGGTTATGAGCGAGAACACACTGGAGCATTTCCGTTCCGATGCAAGCCGTCGCTCTACAGACGACAAAGAAGGAGACTATGAAGTTCAGCCGAGATTCAGCCAAGCCCTACACCCGAAAGGTAGCAAAGGGGATGCCTCTTATAATACAGGAGACCATAGTGGGGAGTGAGCATGGCACTGGGTAAGAATCTCTCAACTGGTCGCTTCGATGCAGACCAAGGCTCTATCATGAAGGTGGTGCGTAAGCCACGCTTCGTCGATAACGCTGTTCGTCATGGCGAATACACCAAGACATCAGCAGGCTTCGTTGTCGAAAAACCTACCCAAAGTGATTTCATGCCTACCGCTGAGAAGCGATACCGACTCATCGAAGAAGAGGACACCATCCGTTTGCTTCATAATCCGACTGACGGTATGAGATACGAAGGTGCACTGTTTGTCGTTGACGATAAAGTCAGCACAGCGAGCCCTCTACCAGCACTGGTGATAGGGGCTGACAACAACCAACAAGCCTTGGTCGTCTCGCAAATTAAAGACGCTACAAAGGGAACGAGATACCGCTTAGAGAACCTCAAAGGACGAAGCCTCAACGAAATAGGCTTCACCGACAAAGCCATCCATTTTGCTCAAAAAGTGGGCGTGGGTTTGCGAACATCCGACTTGGCGGCTCGTGTGGCAAAAGCCAACATCAGTTCTATCAATGGTGTGAGAGCAAGGGCACCCAGTGTTACATTCTTGGCTCAAGACTTCTACGGAGTTGAGGCTTATACTGCACTGCGTCACTTGTCAAAGCATGACGGCTACAGTCCAAGAACAGACAGATTCGGCAATGTCTGCTATTTTCCTCAAAACCAAATTGAAAGGGAATACTTCTTAGGCGAAAACCGTGTATTGGGTGGCTCTCTTGATGAGTCTAATGAGAACACTCCGAACAGAGTAGTAGTAAGAGGCGAATCTATCGCTTTGAACCATGATAACACTGTTCAAGTAGATGACTTTGGTCGTCAATCTAACGGCGTGAACGAGATACCGGGAGGTATACATGCTCCAACTGCGGTAACAAAAGCGAGTGCTAAGTCGATAGGGCGTAAAATGCTAAGGATGGCTAAGAACGCAACTGGTAGCAGTAAGTTGAAGGATGTAATATCAGCCAGTAACATGCACCCCGGCGATTTGGTTTCTTACCAAACGAGGACAGACAACGAACGATATGTCTTACTCGGTAGTAACATTGATGTCAATGCGAGAACTGCCGAACTTCATGTCAATTCGGTAGATGTAACGCTTGAGGATGTATTACAAAGGTTTCAAGAAACTGATGTAAGCGGTAACTTACAGGCTAATGAAGAAAGGAACAGACAGTTCTCTGTCGAAGAGTTCAGCACTTCTTTTGGCTTTAAGTTCAAAGTCACTTGGCAGATTTCACAGAGAGCAGACATGAACAGAGGCGTAGGTTTCAACCTCGGCTTGAGTCGGAGAAACACTATCAACGGTTCATTGAAGTTGAAAAGCACAGGGGTTCTCATCAACAACGGTTCGGGCTATGCTATAGGGACTACTTCTTTTACAGTTGACGGTGTGAATGCTACAAGTATATTCGGAACTGACAACCAAGCAGTTTATACTGCGAACGGTAACAAGTTGGGACACATACATCTCGCATCTATAGGCCCGACTACAGTTGTCATCAAATCCGCAAGTGTGCACCCTGTAGAAAACAACGAAGAGTTGTTTATACTCTCTACCGAAACTTTCCCCGAAATCCGTAATAACCACCTCAAAATTGGTTTGGTTCACAGTAATTATTCAAGAAGAAGGAGAGGATGAAATGCCATTATTAAACGAAGGAACGAGATTTTTAATTGACACGCTAAAGAGCCGAATCAACGAAGTAGTTTTTGGATTCGACGGGACGATTGCCACTCAACAAGACGGTGGTATTGGTAACCCCGCTGTAGTTGTCACTCCTACAGTGAGAGTCGTCGATGACAACTCACTGGTAGTAGAGGCTAAACTCGCTCTCGATGTAGCATTTAATCGCCCTTTGAAAGAAGTCGTTATACGATACAAAAACCCAAGCGATTCTACTGATACTACTGACTTTATGAGATACACCTATAACGCAATCGAGAAAGGCAGTAATAACGAGATACAATTTTCAGCATTGATTGAGGTGACAGTATGACGAATCCAACAGCAGGGCACACGAGCGCAACGAGCATGGGTAGCAATGCCCAAGGTTTGAGAGACGGAGATGGACTTACAAGTCCAAGCCTCACGAATGTCTACGAGGCATTACACGGTAACGGTATTATGCGACTGGGTGACGGAGCAAAAGCAGACTCACTAAGAAACAGTATAGTTCCGCAAACACCCGGATTTATTGAATTAGGGAGTAGCACTGGGCAACTAAAGGTCTATGGAGGTTACTGCGTTATTGACGGAGTGCTGTATAAGTTCGCAGGAGGTCCCGGTTCAAGTGAAACATTCACTGTTGGGAATACAAGCGGCCCGAACCACAGCGGCGACTTGCCCAGCGTTCCGGGCTCTACGAGTGATGTATTCGTTGTTGTTTACCTTGTAGGTAGAAACACTCCGGAGGCTCACCTCATGTATGAGATGGGAACACCAGCATCACCTGCAAGCGGCACTCCACTACTACCTAATCGCTTTTTGTCTACTCCAAGCGTCACAGGTAACACTGATGCTAATCACCAGCATACAGTCATAGCGGTAGTTCGATACTCAATGACGGGTGGAGCGGCCAATGTAACTGCTTCACTCAATGCTTCACCTACTATTCATGACAGAAGAACATACATCCGAACATCCCCTTTATACCTCACGCCAATGACGAAGGGCGCAATTGGCAATGTAGATACATCAAACGCTCTTACTGACTTAGATGCTTTCTTCGGCAGTCCCGAAGACGGAGACTTTAGCGGTAGCACATTCGGTGCGATATGGCAAAGTCATAGAGAAGACAAAGCAGGTGCTAAGCATGGAGTTATCTACGCCTCAACCCCTAAGAATCTCAACACTACGCCTGTAACTGACACGCATGTGCTTGGCCCTAATCGACTTGAAGTCATAACGACCAGCGGCGATGTGACCTTTACTTTCGACCAAGGTAACATATGGATTGTAACAACTGACAACAACAGGAAAATAAATCCAACAGGCACATTCCCAGCAGGTCATGTTGTCGAGATATACCATAAGGCTGGCTCTCACACACTCCACTTTGATTCTACCAGCGGTGGGCACAGCACGAGCACCAAAATAAATGTAGAAGTATCACTCAACGACTACGGTAAGTTTGTCTATGATGGTGCCAATTGGCATAAACTGGACCTACATGCGGTGGCTACCTCATGAGCAAGTTTGTTGATGCGCTTAAAGACAAGTGCGAGAACTGTAATCGTCTCGTTTTGCCGCTCACTATTGCTGGTAACTACATCAGTGGCGAGAAAGCGGTCATACACCAGTGCCCGTTCTGCAACTACTTGCGTTTACACGGTCAACTCGGATTCAAGGGCGAGCGCAAGCGCAAGGCCAAGCCTGTTGCTAAAATTACAGGCGGTCGCTTGTCTCGTTATCTACGCAAGAAGGCTGAGAAACAAACCAATTCATGATTTCTAAAATCCCTGTAACTGTCCATTCAAGGTGATTGTAATTATCTGTTTCGGGCTGTGCATTAACAAAATCAATAAACTCTTTGATATACATTATACCATCCGCTCTCCCTTGGTGACAGTCGGGTCTACTGTTTAGTTTATCAGCCAGTTTGTCTATATGCTCTACTTTTATCATGGGTTCTCTCTCCATAACTTACCGTATGGCGTTCCATACATAAAGGAATTGAGTATTCCCAACGGGCATAACAGGAGTCGAACCCGTATCACCGGCTTAGAAGGCCAGTATGCTATCCATTACACCATATGCCCAGTGAATATCACTCGGTTTTCTTGCCGATGATGTCATCAATGCGAAGAATACTGATTGATACCTCGCTTGCGGACTGAATCGCTTGCTTAATCAAGCCAAGCGGCTCGTAAACCGACTGAGACAGCATAGAGCAGGCCCCGCC